CTTCAATACTCAACTAGATAAAAACAATAGACCATTCCGATTATCAGGAACACGCAAAAACTTACAACTACCTTCTAAATGGATTGACAAATCAGAAAAACATCATTGGATACATTCATTCATTTATTTAGATGAACAAGGGGGAATCTTTGAAGTAGAAATTGGATACAATAATGAATTTATAAGATTGAATAAAATATGAAATCACCAAACACATACACATCAAGACAAATAGCAGCTATTACTGGAGTAAGCGTAAATACTGTTTATAATCGATTACTTAGATTAAGTTTAAGTCCTGAATATACAAGATATAATATTAATTATTATAGCGAAAATACGTTTAATTTGGTGGTTAAATCATTAGATGTGACTAGAAAAGAAAAAACGTTTATTAAGTATTATCCAATTAAAACAACTGAAACTTTTTATATTTATGAAAGTAAAATGAATAATAATTGAAATTTAACACCAAGTAATGGAAGATAAAGATTAAGTCAACGGGTACATATATACTCACAATTAAAAAGCAATTTATTTATTACTTTTTTTTATTTTATTTTAATAATGTTAAAATTATGTTAAATTAATACAAAATGTATTTTATATGGTATTTTTGATTATCTTTGAATATTGAAAATAACTAAAAAAATAGAAATTATGAAAACTGTAAAATCAATCAAAGAAAATGTAAATGTAGAAACAGCATTGAAAAACGACAAATACGACATTTTTGAAGGCATTTCTGAAACAGAAATTAAAAACATTTTAACAGAAACTGAAATAACAATGATGTTGAAAATGATTTGTAAAAATAATTCCTATAAAGTTTCTTATTCAGTTACAGTAGAGTCTTTTGAAATTACAAATGAAAATGTAATTTTTATGTTAAACGAATTGAAAGAAATTTCTAAAAACACATTTCTAAAATCGGTTTTAGAAACTGTTTTAAATTCAAACAAATTTTCTCAAAAACAACTTGACATTATTGTTTCTGAAATAGTAAAACACGAAAATTTAACTTTAAACTTTTAATTATGAAAACTAAAACATTATCAATAGGACAATTAGTAAATAAACATAATGGTGGCTGTTCTTTAATAGAAAAAATATCAATTAAAAAGAAATGTGTAACATTAGAAGATGGTACAAGATACGGTATAGAATTTTGCAAATCTTTAATAAAATGACCCAACACCAACAAATCCTAAAAGACCTTATACAGCAATCAGGTCTTTCTAAAAAGCAGTTTTGCGAGAAACACGAAATTTCAATCACAAAAATGAATCATTGGCTAAACGGTACTCGCAACCCGCAGTTTTGCACACTTGAACTAATCGCCTTTGATGAAGGTTTTAAAATAAATGTTGTGTATGAGATAAATAATTTGTAATTTTGATATATTATAATTAATATATGATTCAACAACTTGCATTGAAAGATTCCTTTTGGAGAAAGACAGCCTTAATAATATGCAAGGATAAAATGCTAGCGGATGATTTAGTCAATGATATGTATTTGAAACTGTATGATTGTAAAAAAGAAATCAATGATTTTTATGTAATCAGGACTATACGAAATTTATTCTTGGATTATATTAAACAAAAAAACAATGTTAGTATTGAATTATTTTATAACTTAGCAGAAATTAACAATGAGTTTTGTCCAGACGATTATGAATTGTCAATTTTAAATGATTGTGAAAAATTACCATACTTACAAAATGGTTTGTTAAAAGAAAGTTATGATTTATCAGTTAGACAAATATCAAAGAAATATAAATATATAAGTTCATTTACGATTCATACAGAATTAAATAAAGCACGAAAAACAGTTTTAGGAAACGATATTGATTTATATAAAAATAAACGTTTGAAAAATGGCAAGACAAAAAAAGAGTAAAGGCTTAGGAGATACAATTGAAAAAATAATCAAGGCAACACACTTGGATATTTTTGTAGAAGGCAAAGACTGTGGTTGTGAAAAAAGAAAAGAAAAGCTTAATCAATTATTTCCGTATCGATTTAAAGCACGATGTTTAACAGAACAGGAATACAATCAATGGAAAGAATTTAAAGCAGCACGAACGCTTACAATCAATAGAGAACAGGTTGATATGGTATGTGAATTATATGCTTCGGTATTCAATCGCCAAATTTGGAAACCGTGTGCTAGTTGCAGTCCGAAACCAATGATTTCAATGATTGACAAATTAGATAAAGTTTATGAAAGTTATTTAGTTAACTAATTTATACTGATTATGGATAAGAGAAAAGAAAATAAAGGAACAATAGGAAACAAAGGAGGTAGACCATCTGTAAAAGATGAATTAAAAGGTGTTGATTTAGCCAGTCCTCACGTTGAAGAATCTTTTGAAGTACTTGCATCCATAATGAAAAGTAGTAATGAAAATTCAAGGGATAGAATTGCAGCAGCTAAATTATTAATTGAATATGCAGTAGGCAAACCTAAAGAAACAATCGAAACAACCCACAACTTAAACAACTTCGATATTAAAGAACTGTTTCAAATTGATAAAGATAAATAGTAAATATAATCTACTTGGTAGCGATAGCCGTTACTTTATTATTTCAGGTGGTAGGGGTTCAGGAAAGAGTTATTCAATTAACTCTTTTTTATTACTGCTAACTTATGAAGTGGGTCACGTTGTTTTATTCACAAGATTTACTTTAACCTCAGCACACATTTCAATCATTCCAGAGTTTATAGATAAGATTGAAACGGCAGGACTGCACAATGATTTTTATATTACCAAAGACGAAATCATAAATACAAAAACTGGTTCCAAGATTTTGTTCAGAGGTATTAAAACATCTATGGGAACACAAACAGCTAATTTAAAATCATTGGCAGGGGTAACTACGTGGGTATTGGATGAGGCGGAAGAGCTGAATGATGAGGATATATTTGATAAAATTGATTATTCAATACGTCACAATGTAAAACAAAACCGAGTTATCCTTATTCTTAACCCGGCAACAAAAGAGCATTTCATTTATAAACGTTTCTTCGAGCAAAAAGAAGTACAAGAGGGCAGCACGTTAATAAACAAAGATACAACCTACATACATTCAAGTTACTTGGATAACTACGAAAACCTTTCAGAGTCTTTCCTAGACCAAATCGAGCAAATAAAACTAAACTATCAGCTTCTGCCAATTCTTTAAGATAAATGTAAAGTGTCGTTAATTGGTTCATAATTCAATACTATTATTTGATTTAGTCATTATCTTGTGCTTTAATTTCTGCTTGTCAATTTTATGGCAAAGGAACAAATGAACTTCGTGAACATTCATTTTTAAGACACTATCAATTTTCCAAATCTTGCCCTTAGCCAATTCCTCAATCGTAGCATACCAACCCCATTTTTCAAAGTAGTCGCTGGCACTTTTTCCTTCGCTTGTTCCTCCTGCATATATTTCGCTGTATAACTCACTAATTCGTTGGCTAAACTCGAAAAAAAAACCAATGCACCATTTTCAATTGATAATGGTGTATGTTTCATTATGTCAGAATATTGTTTTGTACCCTGATAATTTATGATTTCATAATTACCTAAACTATCCTTATTTTTAATCGGTCTAAATAAAACCGCCATTAACTTGTGAAGTTCTTTTACGTCTGTTCCGTAGTCTGAAATATCTATAAACTCGCCTTGTGTAATTTTATCCAAGTTAGGAATAAAACCAAACTCCACATCCTTAATAAAAAAAGTAGGCTTAAATTCTACTGTTTGATTTAATGCTAAATCAATCTGTTCCGTGATTTCTTTATAATCAACTGCACTTATTAATTCAATCCTATTGCGTTCTAATCCTGTAAAGATTTGTATTTTCCTTTTATTGAAATTATATTCATCTAAATCAGTTCGCTCCAATAATTCATTATACAGTTGGAACTGATGTAATGTTATATCTTGTATGGATTCTGGCAAAATAATTTTCATACTATTAAACTATTAATTTTGATTATTGTTATTATCGAATGTCGTGGGTTATATTACGTCCTAGCGATTCCATTTCGTGGTATCTCCACGCATCCATAGCGTGGTTATAATTATCAATTGGTTTGTTTAATTTGTCGCCTGTCTTTTTATCTTTATCCCACGCATATTTTCTTAACTCGGTTATAATATTTAAACTTTTTGAAGTAACCAAGTATTCGTTATTTTGTATTATTTGAATGCCATAATTTATTGAATCACTACCTTTTGTAACTGGACGTGCATTGACTCCATTTTCCGAAAGTTCCCTAATAGACTTTGGCTCTGCACTATCACAATAACAAATCATTCTAGTGTTTATTTTCTTTGCTATATCTGAATTACTTAATCCTTTTTGGTAACAAATCTCGTTTAATATCCTGACATCATTCCATTTATAAATTTCAACTATTGCTGTCGGATCGTTTGAGTATCCAAAATCCAAACCATACCCAATTAAACGAGCATCTTCCGGGATAGCGTCTATTGATTTCCAGTTATTAAATATAACACCTTCTAAATTTCCAATCTCTCCTAAAATGTAAACATAACACCAATTAGCCCAATAAGCATTTTTAATATTACTTTGTTCTTTCCAGTCTTTGTTAACATCAAAGAACGCTTTTGATTGCTTTATTAATAAATCTTCCAACGTTTCAACCGGCAAAGCTTCATTATCTTGATAAGTAAGAAGAAGAAATTCGCTATTATGTTCGGGTAAAACTTCCGTATGTACCCAAAATTCATTATCGGGATTAAAATCTATCCAAGTTTCTTTTGAACGTATCATTAAAGCATCTGCAATATCAAATGAAATATGATTTGCTTCATTCAAAAATAATATATCACGTTTACCCCCTGACTTTGCCTTACCTACGCTATCATAACTTTTAAACTGCACCCGACTTTTGGAAGAAAACGTATAAGTTAAACTAGAGGCGTTCCAGTTTTTTTCAATCCATCGGTTAGTATCAAACATTACCGTCTTAAAAATATCTAAAGCACCCTCTTTAACGGCTGGCAATGTTTCGGCAACAATAGTTATCTTTAAATTATGCCCTTTGATAGCTTTATCAATAAGTAAAGGCACTATTCCGTAGGTTTTACCAGCGGACGTGCCCCCTTGAATTACTTTTATACGAGCTTTTATTGCCCTAAGTTTCTTTATTGCGGTTGTATATATAAACATTAATCTCCAAATAATGGCTGTTCTGTTTTCTGTGTAACTTCTGATTGTTCAGCCAGTCCATTTAAACGCTGTGTTATACTTGGATTGAATACATTTATCAAGCCCCCTGTTATTTGATTTTCTCTAATTGAGTTCTTTATACGTGAACAGATATGAATAAATTCGTCGTATAAATTATCTTGATTCTTTAAATATTGCTCAACACATCCTATTTCAACATCCCAACAATAGCGTTTAAAGCCCTCAATAGTTAATGGTAATTTTAAAGCGTCTGTTTCTCTAGTTCCTTCTTTTCCAACATACTGAACTTTTAACCATTCACTTTCCTTTGACTTTAAATCAACAATATACTCTTGAAATAAATTCCATAGAGTTTCTGGACTATCTATATTTCTTGGTCTACCCGCCATAACTATCAAATACTTTATCTAATTTATCAATCATACTTATTAAAGGTTTCGGACTACAACTTGAACACGGATACCACAACTGCCTGTTAAAAACACTTGCATATAACTCACAAACATAATTAACTTGCTCTC